AGCCAGCAGCTCATCACCCCGACGACACCAGCGGCCATGCTGCCGGTGCTGGCGTGGCAGCCGCGCTCCGACTGGCTCAACGTCAAGAACCTGCCCTCCAGCGTGAATGGAGGCGTGGATGCGGTCGGCGATGGGGTTGCGGATGACACCGCGGCGATCCTGGCCGCCTGCAATGCCGTGAGGGAGGCGAGCTCGCAGTGGAGCACCGTCTACTTCCCGCCCGGCACCTACAAGATCACCAGCACCATCCATCCCACCCAAGGCCTCAGCACAACTGTCCCCACAAGGGTCAACATCCGTGGCCACGGGGCAGACACCATCATTGAGTGGCACGGCAGCGGTGGCGGGACCATGTTCCGCTCCAACTCCAACGGCGTCAGCTCGTCCATCGGAATCATCTGGAACGGCCGGAACGTTGCCGCACGCGGCTTCATCCATCACACCGAGAACGGCCGCGCTGAGTCGAAGTTCCTCCATATGTACGAGGCCTTCATCAACTGCACCGCAGAAGGCAGCGGCACGGTTCAGAACAGGGCCAACGATGCCATGCACCTGGAATCCTCCGCCTATCGCAACTGCGTCTTCATCAACGCTGGCAACGCACTGGTGGTCTGGCGGTCCAACGACTTCATGATCAACGTCGATGGCTGCCTCTTCTATGACAACACCGTGGGCGTCTACACCCGCCTGGGCCAGGCGCTGATCCGCAACTGCCGCTTCTTCCGCAGCAGCGAGCTCGACATCAAGGAAGATGAGACCGGGCCCAACCAGTCCATCCGCCGCTGCAGTTCCGTCGGCTCCGGGGCGTTCTACCTGCGCAACGCCGCAGAGCTGACCCGCCCCAGGGGCCGGAACATCACCATCCAGGACGTCTACGTCTCCGGCTGGACCAACACCGGCTGGGCTATCCGCAGCACGGCAGTCAACGCCCAGAGCTACGACCCGATGCTCATCTTCGATGCAGTGTTCGTCAACGGCCCATCGGCCACGCCACCCATCCTGCTCAACCGTCCTGTCCAGGCCCTGCACTCCAACAACAGCTGGACCCACAACGGGGTCACCAAGACGGGCGCCGACCTGTTCAACAGCACAGACGGCTTCACGACCAATCTCGTCGCTATCCCGGTCATTGCACCTGGCACCTGATGAGCCAGCTCTACGTCACCCGCCAGTTCGATGAGCTCGACCTGATCTGCTGGCGGTATTACGGCCGGACCCAGCAGACCGTCGAGGCGGTAATGGTGGCCAACCCCAACCTGGCGGACCTGATGCCGGTGCTGCCCGAGGGGCTGACCATCCAGCTGCCTGATCTGCCCGACCCCGAGACCACCACCACCCTCAGGATCTGGGATCCATGAGCACCCCCGCCTTCCGCCTGGAGGCTGATGGCGCAGACCTCACAGGGATCATTGCCGATCGCCTCCTGTCCATCCGCATTACCGACCAGGCCGGGCAGCAATCCGACAGCCTGGAGGTGACGCTCGACGATCGCGCTGCTCAGGTGCCAGTGCCCCGCTCTGGCGCCTGGCTGAAGGTGTGGCTGGGCTATCGCGGCGAGGGCCTGGCACCGGTCTACATGGGCAGCTATGCCGTCGATGAGGTGGACCTGAGCAACGGCCCCCGGTCCATGGTGATCAAGGCCACTGCTGCTCAGACCGCACCCGAGCTGGTGAAGGAGCAGCGCTCCCAGAGCTGGCATGACACCACCCTGGGGAAGATCGCCGAGGAGATCGCCAAGCGCAACGGCCTGCAGCTGGTGCTCAAGGGCAAGCTGGGCGACGTGAAGGTGAAGCATGAGGATCAGACCAGCGAGTCCGACCAGAGCTTCCTCACCCGCCTGGCGGAGAAGTACGGCGCGACGATCAAACCGGCTGACGGCACCCTGATCGTGGCCCCCAGGGGCAAGGGCAGCGCCAGCCCGGTGCCAAACATCTCCGGCCGGATCAGCGCCGGCCAGGCCGTTGCCCTCGCGCGTCAGGCAGGCTTCACCGGCAACGACGCCATCACCATGGGCGCCATCGCCATGGCGGAATCCGGTGGCAAGGTGCGGGCGCTGAACAGCAAGCCGCCCGACCTCAGCTATGGCCTGTGGCAGATCAACATGATCGGCGGCCTGGGGCCCGAGCGTCGCCGCCAGCTGGGTCTGTCGGGCAATGAGCAGCTCTACGACCCGGCGACCAACGCCAGGGCAGCACGGGCGATCTACCAGCAGCAGGGCTTCGGCGCCTGGTCGGTCTACCGCTCCGGTGCATACCGCCGCTATCTGGACGCCGCGCGCGCGGGCGCCAACACCACCCTCGGCGGTGTCCCCAGCGGCACGCGCGGGAGCTTCAGCATCAAGGCCACCGAAGCAACCGAATGGCGGGCCACGCTCAAGAACCGTGGGGCCTATGACGCGGTGAAGGTCAAGTACCTGGACCGGGAGACCAACAAGGAGAAGGTGCACACCTCAGGGCAGAGGGGCCCCCTGCCGGTGTTCGAGGAGAAGCAGCTGTTCCGCAACGAGGAGGAAGCGAAGCAGGCTGCAGACAGCAAGCTCGAGGCGCTCAAGTCCGGCGAGGTGCGCATCAGCGTGACGACGCCCGGCCGGCCGGAGTTGAATGCCGACGGCGACATCACCCTCTCCGGCTTCCGCGCTGAGGTGGACGGCACCTGGCTAATCAAGGAGGTGGTGCATGAGCTGGCCGGCGGAGGGTTCACCACCCGGGTCGAGTGCGGCACCCAGGGTGAGGAGAACACGGATTGGGCCAGCGGGGAGGGAGCGAACAACGGCAAGCCGGCGACCGAGAAGGCTGCGTTGCTGGCGAAGGCCGCGGCCGGCGCCAGGGGGATGAACACCAGGGGCGGGCCAGACGGCGGCAACAACGCTTGCGTCTATGCCGTCAACAAGGTACTAAGGGGCGCAGGAATTACTCCGCCGTGGGGCAATAGCAACTACGTCCCCACCGTGCGCAGCACGCTGGCGGGCGGCGCCGGCACCCTGCTATCAGGGCCCGAGCCTGGCGCCATCGCTATCATGCGCGACAACGGCAACCCGCCCTATCCCCACATCGGCATCGTGCAGAACGATGGATCGATCATCAGCAACAGCTCCAGCAAGGGGACCTTCAGCTGGGTTGCACGGCCGAGTGGCTACACCAGCTACTACGGGCGCACTCCTGAATACTGGCGGCTGAAGTAACCTGCATGGATCGGGGTCCCACTATGCCGGAGCACGAGGTCTCGCACGGAGACATCTACCACAAGCTCGGCGCCCTGGAGGGGAAGCTCGATGCTGTCATGGTGTCCGTTGCGGAGAAGCGAACAGACCTGGCCGATGCGTTCAAGCGGCTGGTCGAGGTAGAGAAGCGCGTGGCCCAGGGCGTCATCCTGGCGGTGGTGATCAGCCTGATTGCACCGGTGCTGTGGTCGGCAGTTGGGGCCCGGCTACACTTCGGTGGACCACCGGCTGAGGCCAGCAGCCATGACTCAAGAACCGGGGCTGCTCCCTGACATCGTTCCGTTCTTCGAGCACTGGAAAGGCCTCCCTCATCAACGGGCCGGTGCTCAGCAGTTCTGGGAGGCGGTGCCGGCCAGCCTGAAGCGCCGCGACGCCAGCTGGTATCAGACCTGGCAGGGGGCGGGGAAGCAGGAGCAGCCGCGCACGCTCAGCAACCCGCTGCAGGTGCCCTACTACAGCCAGCGCGACTCGGCCACCGCGCACGCGCTCAGGATGTGCTTCAGCTCCAGCTGCGCCATGCTCCTGGAGACCCTCAAGCCGGGGACGCTCAAGGGCCCGAACGGCGACGACACCTACCTGGGTCGGGTGCTGCGCTATGGCGACACCACCGAGGCCCCGAACCAGATCAAGGCGCTGGCGCACTATGGCGTAACCGCCCACCTGGACCAGACCTGTGGGATCGATGACGTCAAGGCGCAGATCGACAAGGGGATCCCGGTGCCCCTCGGCTGCATCCACAAGGGCGGCCTCGGCAACCTCTACGGCGACGGCCACTGGCTGATCGCCATCGGCTACGACGCCACCAACTTCATCGTCCACGACCCGTTTGGCGAGATGGACGTGCTGAGCGGCGGTTACATCAACAACTGGGGCGCCAGGCTGCGCTACTCGTTCAAGAACTTCTGCCGCCGGTGGGAGGTGGTGCCATCAGGCAACAGCTACCGGTACGCGCCCGGCAACGGCTGGGCCATCATTGCTCAACCCATCACCTGAGGAGGTCACCATGCAACTGGATTCTGCGCACGTTGAGGTGCTGATCGGCTTCGGCCTGTTCTTCCTGTCGGAGGGCCTGTCGCTGGCTCCCAAGGTCAAGTCGAACGGTGTGCTCCAGCTGCTGCTGAGTGCCGCTCGTCGGGCCTACCCCTACTCGCCCAAGGGTCGCCGCTGATGGCGCTGATCGATCACAACCGCCTGATCCGTCAGCTGCGGCTGCACGAGGGCGAGCGGCTCAAGCCGTACCGGTGCACCGCCGGCAAACTGACGATCGGCGTCGGCCGCAACCTCGAGGACCGCGGCATCACGGCGCAGGAGTCGGCCTACCTGCTCAGCAACGACATCAGCTCCACCCAGGCGGCGCTGCTGAAGGCGCTGCCATGGGCGGGGAACCTCGATGACGTGCGGCAGCGGGTGCTGATCGACATGGCGTTCAACATGGGCCTGGGCACGCTGCTGACGTTCAAGCGGACGCTGGCGGCAGTGCAGGCCGGGCAGTATCAGCAGGCGGCGGTGATGATGCTCGACTCGCGCTGGGCCGGCCAGGTTGGGCAGCGCGCGAAGCGGCTGAGTCAGATGATGGCGACAGGACAGGATCCGCGCGAGCTGCTCGCCTAGCCTGAGGCAGGGACTGCTGAGCCCCCGGAACTGGTGGACCGGGGGCTTTTCCTTGCGGCGGTCAAGCCGCCAACAGCCGGCGCACCGTGCTGCGGGAACAGCCGAGGCGATCGGCGATGGCCTGCTGGGTGAGGCCGTCGCGGCGCCACCGGCGGGCGCGTTGCTGGCGGGACTCGGTGGCCCAGAAGAGGACCACCAGGGGGAGCAGGACGAGGGCGAGGGCCCAGGCGGCGATGCAGGTGATGGACATGGGGGGAACCGGCCAATGCCGGGCGATGGGGTGGGTCGGCGGCGCGCTCGGCCTGCCGATGGGCCCAAGGTAGAGGCGCGGCTAACCCACCGCCCCGCACTCGCAACAATCCGTCACACTCCCAGGTCGTCGCTCACCCGCGCCGCCGCCGCGCGCCCTGCGTTCTCGACCAGGTGCGCATACCGCCGCGTGCTCTGCAGGCTGGTGTGCCCCAGCAGCTGGCCCACCACGTCCAGGCCATGCCCCGCGCTCAGCCCGTAGCTGGCGAACGTGTGCCGCAGGTCGTGCGGCCGGCAGTCCACCAGACCCACCTCATCCCGCAGCTCCTTCCACAGCGAGTGGTAGCCACCCAGCGGCTGCCCCGGCCGGCCGCCAGCGATCACCCACTCCCCGCCATCCGGGGGCTGCTGCGCACGCAGCTCCTCGAGGATCTCCATCGCCCTGGGCACCAGCAGCACCCGCCGGGCACGGCCCGTCCGCCGGCTCCGGCTGGGCCAGGGCAACGATCTGATCATTCACCGGCTGACCCTCCAGCTCGGCGGCGATGCGCTCCAGGAAATTCGATGCTGCTTCGATGCCTTCCATGTACTTCGGATGGCAGATGTCGCCGATTAGGCTCATCGTTCTATCCGCAGCAACGCGGAGAGCGGCAGCGGCCAACGGTGATGCAATAGGGCGCCTATCGGCATCCCACTGTTCAATCACCCCATCCAGCACCGCTTGAGCGGCGAGAGAGAGTTCAGTCATGCGTTAGATGAGAAATGGTGGTGGTAAGAGCCCCGATCCGTTCCCACACCGGTCCCACGAATCGCTCTGATCGTGGAGAACGAATCAGGAAAACCGGGGGTTGAATCGGTCAAAAACGACAGGAAAATCAATGGTTTAGACACTTTGAATTAACCAAGATTAAATAGAACTGCTCAAAATCCCTTTTGATTTCAACAACTTAGCGACCCTCCAAACTTCTGTTCCCACGCAGTTCCCACGCTCAGCGCAACTATTGCGGGTGATCCGCAAGTATTGGGAGTGATGGCTGATGATGATTTACCGCTGCGACACGGTAGACAACTCAGCCATTGAGCCAATGGGCGTTAGCGCGGTGATTAGGAGTTAATAAAAACAGGACGCTCGCAGTTTTCGACCGCCCATCGCAGCCAATAGGCAAGCCATTCGCCACGTTTGAGGTTGGAATCGTAGATAGGATCGTCTGAAACATCCTCTTCCCTGTAAAAATCGGAGCCCTTTAACAATGGCTTGGCGTCGGGCTTCGGCGGTGGGTATTGGGCGATGTGATCCGGATGTTTGGCCTTGTAGGCGGCAAGACAGGCTTCGACCTCTTCGACATGTTCAATGGTGATCGGCGCGGCCCCGGGGTGGTTAGGTATCAACGGATAGCGTTCTTCCCCGTTGCGCTCAAACCAGCCAGGGGCTCCACTCCGTTCATCGAACATGACATGTTTGAGCCCCAAGGCGCTTATTGAGTCGTGCCATGCCGTGTAGGAGGGCCACCGCTGGCTTTGGTGATCGGTTGGTTCACCAAAAGCAGGTGCGTGATCGAGGCGTTCGACTTTGCAGTCAACCTGAACAAAGTCAGTGCTCCAAGACAGCACTGCTTCTCCGATTTTCAGCGTGTATCCCATGGTCGATGAATTGCGTTGGTTGGTGGTGGCGGGGCATCCCTGCCCTCGTGAGCCAATCATCCCTCCGACGGGGCCGCTCCGGCAGGGGTTCGTAACAATCCTTCACAGAGCCCCGATCTGTTCCCACACCGGTCCCACGAATCGCTCTGATCGTGGAGAACGAATCAGGAAAACCGGGGGTTGAATCGGTCAAAAACGACAGGAAAATCAATGGTTTAGACACTTTGAATTAACCAAGATCAAGTGATGCGCAGGCGTAAAGCCTAGTCGTTCCAACGGGTTACGGGGATCAGCTCAGATCCGTTCTCACGTAGTTCCCACAGCTCAGCCATCGGGCAGGGCCTTCAGCTCGTTCACGATGTCGAGCACGTTCTGGCGGATGCCAGGAGCGCCCTTGATACGGACCGCCAGGGCTGTGAGAGCAGAGGCCAGGCAGGCCTCCTGCCAGTTGCCTTCCAGCGGCCCAAGCAGCTCGTAGCGCTCGTCGAACGCGGCCACGATGGCCTGAGCCGCTGGGGAGAGGTCAGCCACGGTCGACCTCCTGTTCAAGCAGGTTCAAAGCATCAGAAAGTGGTGTGCTCATGGCTTAATTGCGGTTGGTTTGGTCTGCAGTGATCGAGGCCCCACGCGGAAGAACAGGTAGCCCGGCTCGGAACGGTCACCCGCCTCATACTCCACCAGGTCGAAGCGGAGCATCTCGCCCAGCAGCTTGCTCAGGTAGGGCTGATTGCTGATCTCCAGCGCCTCCATCAGCCGCTCGGCGCTGATCCGCTCGGTGGGCTTGGGCGCCAGCTGGGCCAGCGCAAGGCAAGCGATGATCGTGCGGTTGGGGATCCGCTGGCGGTTGGCCAGCAGGTGGGCGACGAGCTCAGTCACGCTTCCACATCTTGCAGCGGCGAGTGGCTCAGGCGCAGTTGCGCCACCCACCACTCCATCCCAACACTGTCCACGATCAGGTAGGACGGGAAGCCTTGCCGCGTTGGCATCTGCGCAGTCACCAGCGCCGTCTCATCCCTGGGCCAGCCGCGCACATACACCGTCTCGCCAGGAATGAACCGCCACGGCTGCGCGTTCAGCACTTTGGTGTTCATCGAACTGCCCTCACTTCAGTGGACAGGCCGAACGCCATGCGCAGCAGCTGCTGACGCTCGATCGCCTCTTCCAGGTCGGCGGCCAGCCAGGCATTGTCCCGGCTGTCCTCGGCGGTGATGACGGGCGGGATGGGTTGGCCGTCGCCCTGGGGGGCACAGATCCACTGCGATCCACGGATCAGTCCGAACATCACTTCAGACTCCGGCAGGCCCGGGCGATCCCGGCGTTGCAGTCGTTGCGCGTCATCTGCTCCAGGCTGTCGTTCAGCGCGAACCAAAACGCGGGCAGGAGTGCCGCCCATAGAGCAAGGCCTTTCAGTTTCGAGAGCATGGTAGGGGTCAGCGAAGGGTGAAGCCCTGGCGGGCGAGGTAGCTGATGCAGGCCGCGGCATTCTCCGACTGAGTGCCGCCGGCCCATTCGATGAACAGGTTGCTGGCAGGGGTGCGGATCTGCCAGCCGTGGCCATCGGTCTGGAGGTAGTGGCCGGTGCGGGCTTCGAGCAGCTGATTGAGCTTCAGCATGTCGACGCCGTTCACCGTGTAGTCGAGGGATTTGAGCTGAGAGGGCATAGGAAGGTGTGCCGCTGAGGCAATCATCCCCGCCTCAACCCACCATCGGCAGCGGTTCGTAACAATCCGTCACGCTTTGGGGAGTAGTCGTCGCACTCGTTCGCGTACCCAGGGCCATCCGTCTCCGGATCCGGCCAGCCTTCCTTGCACGGCCGCACTGCATCAGGCTCCCAGAACCGGCAGCTGGTGCAGCTCCGCCGCCGCGGTTGGGCCGGCAGCCGTGGCAGCTCTGGCGCGACCTGCGGGTGCAGATCACCCCGGCGCACGCCGAGCACTGTGCCGCGGCTCACACGCAGCTCCGCTGCTATGTCGCGCACCGATCGGGTGGACGTAAGGATCAGGCGCACCTCGTCTTCGGTGAGCGCGCCGGCGTCGCGTCGTGCGTGCACCCTCGCCTTCTGCGGGTCGTCGATCACGTTGGTCCATCGGTGGCTGCAGCCGCGACAGAGCACCCGTTGCCGGCGGCCATAGGGCGTGACGCGCGACTCGATCACAGCGGTGTTGGTCGAGCCGCACTCAGGGCATTGCTGGCGCGGCGCTGGTGGCTTGCCGATCTTCGCCTCGCGGTCGGTCCAGCGATGGCCGCAGGCGCAGCACTCCAGCCGGCGGTAGAGGCCATAGCTGCGCCGGTGGCTGAGCGCCACCTGGGCATGGGTGTTGCCGCATGCCGGGCAGGTGCGGGAGGAGGTCATGGGTTCCCCGCCTCCTGCTGCGGCACCGGCTCGATGGTGGTGGGGGCCTGGCTGGCGAGCGCCCAGACGGCGCGGCCGTATGCCAGCAGTTCGCCGGCTTCAGCCGTCAAGCAGGTTTCATCGCTGGGGATGCTCTTGTAGCCCAATGCTTTCGCGGCAACCTCCAGCAGCTCCTCATCTGTCAGTTCATCCGGCCCGGGCTGGGCCAGGGCGGTGCGGGCCTCCTCAAATGGATCCTCATCAATCCAAACAACCGGGCGGAATTCGCCCTTCCAGTTAGTTTCACACGGGAGGTCGTCATAGGCCTCAAGCATTGCGGCGCACAGGGCGCGAAAGGTGGTGCTCATGATGCGGTGGGGGTAGAGAACAAAAGCCGCCGCAGCTGGGTCAGCTTGCCGGGCACCAGGTGCCAGCTGCTGACCGTGCCCTGCAGCCGCCCCAGCTGGATGCGAATCTCGCCGTCGGGCGTGGTGTGGAAGGTTGGCAGCAGCTGGCCCTGCTCGCTGGTGGCGGGAGCGGTGGCCACCCGGGCCATAGCGGCCTGGGTGGAATCGGTGAGTTGGATCATGGCTTGGTCTTGCGAGTGGGCTTGCGCCGGAGCTTCTCCGGCAGCACGAGGCCCTTGATCCGGGCCACCCTGGCATTCAGGGCGGCCCAGTCCTCCAGGTCCTTGAACCTGAAGTGGCCCGTGCCCTTCTTGAACACCTTGAACTCGAAGAAGCCCCAGTCGTGCCACACGCCGGGCTCGAGTCGGTCGAACCCGGCGGGCCGATCAGGCTTCTCGACCTGCTCGTACTTCCGGCCGGTGATGTAGCACAGGGCCTTCACCAGATCCTGCACCCGGCTCTTGTTGCCGCCGTAGCGGATGCTCACCGTGCCGCCGCTCCAGTCCGGCTCGACCAGATACGGCACGATGAACTTCTGGTTGAACAGGTAGGCGTCGTTCGTCTTCCACCCCTCGACCTGCCAGCGGTTCTCGTGGGTGTGGCGGGTGAGCTCATCGAACGCGGCCTCGACCGCACGATCAATCCGCTGGTCGGTGGTGCCGGCGATGATCTGCAGCATCCGAAACAGGTTGCGCTCGGTGAACGGCACCTGCACCTGCTGCTCTACGAACTTGTTGATGTCGCCCTGCAGCTGGCTGGTGGCCATCTCGCGCGGCAGCATCTCGGCGATCACCGACTTCCAGAACGACTTCTGCAGCTCCTTCCTGAACCGGTTGCGGCTGGCGGCGCAGCCCTCCATCGTGATCTGGATGCCCAGCTCGCCCTTGTAGATGTCCCCCACCTGGGCCTGCAGGCGGACGCCGGCCTCCAGCTGCTGGTCATAGATTTTGCAGGCCTCCACGTAACGGTTCACCAGGTCGCGGCTGCGGCGGTACTTGATCAGGCCCTGGCCCTCGGCCTCGATGTCGTCCGGGCCCAGGAAGAATCCATCGAACTCATCAGCCCCGCTTACACGTTGGCCGGGCTTGGTGAGCCGCACCATGCCGATCTCGCAGCGCGTGGTGCGCTCGGCGTCCTCGAAAACGGGGCCCAGTTTCTGGCGGCTGCCGTACTGCTCGATCAGCGTGCACAGCTCACGGCTGGCCCTGTTGCCCCAGTGCTCGTTGCTGACCGTGTTCCAGTTGCACAGCGCCACGATGTCGCAGCCGGCCTGGGCCACCTGCCAGGCATGCAGGATGTGGCGCTCGTCCGCCGAGAAAGGCGGGTTCATCACGATCAGGCCCACGTGGCTGATCTGCTCAGAGGTCACGGCCAGCCAGTCGTTGCTGATCAGGCGGCTGCCAGGGATGGCCGCGAGGATCGCCCGCAGCTTCGGCTCCGGCTCCACCGTCAGCACCTCAGCAGCGCCACGGGCCAGGCACTCGCTCACCAGGTTGCCGCTGCCGGCGCTGGGCTCCACCACCACCCGGCCGCGCAGGTCGAGTGGGTCGAGCATGGTGGCCGCCACCTCGGGCGGCGTGGGGTAGAAGTCGGGGTT